TGGTGCGCTCGCGCGGCTTGGTGACCGGCGCGGTTTGCTTTTTGCTGCCCTCTTTCATGGGGGCTTTTGGGCGGGGCTGGGTCTTTGGGAGCATGGCGTTACCTCTTGGGAAGTGCGGATAAAAAGGGCGTGCCTGTGGAGTTTACCGCGTTCGCACGCATGGACAGGGACTCATTATTGGGCTTGGACAACGCCAGTGTCAATGTCTCCAGCGCTTCAATAAGCGTGCGCGCCGAGTTGCGAGTTGGCTCCGAACCACGCTCACCACCGGATTTGACCGGCCAGTGGTACCCGCCCATAAATGCGTTGAGCGTGGCGCGCGCGTTGTCATCCACAAGCAGCATCCGCCGTCCCATCATTCCCGTGCGGATGGATGGTGAGAGCGCGCCCCGGCTCATGACCGCGTTCTCACCCCGGTTGGCTTTGAGGCCAGCGGACTTGAGCGCGGCCAGCAGCGGGTTGCGCCCCACTTGGTCGAATACATCGGCCGGTACCCAAGCTGTTACCTGGCGGTTGGGGTACACGGCGCGGATGAGTTGCACAATGTCCGGCACCGCGTCGTTTGGCATGAGTGGGCTGACCCAATCTGCCAGCACGGTCATGTTTCGGCCCTCGCACGACACCAGCACGGCGGTTGTCTCGGTACCGGTGGCATTGACGCCCAGCAGCAATTGCTCGCGCCGGTTGGGGCTGTAGCCTTGGACGATGTTCTCCTCGCCAAAGTCAGGGTACACCGCAACACCTGCGAACACCCGCAACACGTAGGCCAGCGCATTGAGAATGTCTCGCTTGCCAGAGGGGAAGTTGAGAATTTGGGAGACAAGTTGGCTGTGCGCCGCGCGACCGCCTACAAGAATTATGTCACCGGCCATGAAGAATGGGCGCAACCCCATGATGAACGATGCTTTGTCCCGGTCCTGCGGTGCGTTGACCGCCTTGAGGTCGAGGTGCTGCCCGGTCATCAAGGACATGGCCCGGATAGGTTGCAGCAGCCAGTCGTCGAGCGAGTTTTTCTCGATGACCACCTCCGCGTCGTCATGCCGCTTGGACATGGCAAAGGCCCCGGCCACTATCTCGTCGGGCTGCCAATACTCGCCCCCGCTCTGGTGCACAAAAATACGGGTACCCATTTGGCTGACTGTGACGTGGCCGGTCTGGTCAGATTTTTTGACCTCGACGGTACGGGCCGGGTCGAGTATGACCTTGCGTGGCGCGTAGCTTGTGGGTGCCACATCTTGGAAGCGCAGCATCTCCTCGGTGAAGGGTTTGCCTTGTGACCCGGTGGCGATCAGCATGTATTCCTGATTGAACTCGCGCAGCATCCCCTCGGCCGCAAAGTGGTCACGCTTTTTGCGTATCCAGTCCATCGGGTAGCGGTCGGGCCACAGGCTCTCGGCCAGCGGGTCGTCAATGTCACCATTGCAGATGGGGAACTTGCCCGAGGTCCAATTTTTGGAATTGCTGGCGCGCCGTATGAGGCAGTCATCAGCGAGGGGCGTGCCGGTCATGCGGACCTTGCCCTCTTTGTCCATCGCGGGGATGAGTTGCAGGTGAATCTTTTTCCAGTTAGTGTCCACAGTCTGCGTATCACGGACCATCGCGGCATTCTCAATGTCATCGAGGTAGGCGCGGTCGGGGCGCATGTCGCGGTGCTTGTAACCCCTTATCTCCTCCTCCCAGCCGTGCGCCTCTATCAGCACGCCATTTTTGAGCAGTATTTTGTTTTCGCTCCACACCGCGCCCTTGAGTTGACCAAACAGGCCGTGGATGCGGTCATTGGTTGCGACTTCATGCTTTATGGCCTCAATCCGCTGGCACGCTTTGGTGTATGTCTCGCCGAAGATCAGTGCATATTTGAAGTTGGCAAATGCCGCCTCCATGAGCATAAATTCTTCGGACAAGGTGGTTTTGGCTCCCTCTCGGAAGGCCTCGATCACCACAAGGTCGTCGGCTGACCTCCACAGGTCCATGATTCTGATGTGGAAGTCGGGACTGATATTTTTGTGCTTGTGCGCAAACAGAAGGTTGGCCCCGAGGGCGCGGTCCTCGGAGATTGTGCGCAACATGGAGGCATTAGATATTGACATGACAAATCTTTAGTGACATGACCGTCAGTATAGCGGCCTGACTATTGGTTGCAATGGGGCACGCAATGCGTATGGACCTTTAAATTACTGCGCGGTTTGGCGGTCGGGCCGCAACTAAAATCACCCCCGTCCGTCCCCCTCCCCGGTGGTCCCGGAGTTTGCCGCGCGCCGTCTGGCCGTGCTGGATAGCCCCCGGCCGCCCGTGGCTCTACTAGGGGCGCGCCCCTCCCCTCTATATAGATAGCAGTGCTACCCCTTGCACCAGTAGCGGCCCACGGATACCCAGCGCGCCCCCGTCCCCCTTGCGCTACCTGGCGCGCATAACGCTACCTGGCGCACGGCTCCTAATTTATGTAGCTCTATAAATTATGGATAGTGGCGGACCTTTGGAGCATGGAGCACACGGGGGGAGGGGCAGCCCGTCGCGTATGGTTTGCGCTATTGAACCGTTAGATTGTCGCCCGTTCGGTAGTGTAGCGACAATCGCGCCCTAGGTTTATTAGGCGCTTATCTTTAGCCTTCATAGTCGCCCACAGGTCAAAGTCAGATGTAGGTACGCTAAGTCTTTGATTTTAAATGATTTTCTCTATCTTACCTTCTATACCTTCTTAGAATAGTTATAAGTGTAATGCTAGTAATGAATTATATGTATAACGCTATATATAAATGAATAGTAGCATTAGGGTGGTAACAGCAATCTCCGGGTACTAGAAGGTAAAGCCTAACCCGTTGATTTCATTTAACATTTTTCACCTTAAGGGGAACGCATCATGCAGGTAAAGTTAAACAGTAAGGGTTTTAAATTTATGCCGTCGGCATATCGCACGGGTAGAGCATGTTCATGGATTGGGACTGTGATTACTGACGACGGAACCGAAGGGGCTTTAGCCTTCAATGATCTGTCACAAAATTATGTGCAGTTTACAAGCCCTAACGAAAGCGTACCGCTCGACAATGCCCAAGTCATAGCGGCCATCACAGAGCATCAAAATTACCTGCTAACGGGTAAGAAGCCAAAAGGGCGGCCACTGCTACACGATGAACGCGTGCACCCGCACCAGATCATGCTAACCCTGACTCAGGCGTCAGAGATTAGGGATATAGGGGACGGCAACCTATCCGAAGGCGTGCGCCGTATTTTGGCTAACTTTACAAACCATTTACAATAAAGTGCTTGAACGCTCACATTGTGTGCTTATAATTCAACCATGGTCTACACGGTGTGGGCCTGTAACCCTGGAGTAATTTATGGCAACACTGACCAAGCAAGATCAAAAAGCGTATGAGCGCGCAAAGGCCACGGGCTCAGAGCCCTACATTGAACGGGAACTTGCCATCATCGCACGGTCTGGCACAAAACGCACGTACACGGCCGTATGCGAGCTGATCGAACGTTTCCACGACTTCCGTAATTTCACCATGCGTAACGGCGCACTTGTACATAACACTGAACTGTAATTTAAAGGAGTCCTAAAAATGACTGACACAACAAAAACCCTATGCGATGCAATCCAAGGGTGAATTGAGGGGTGCATGATGGCAGGCATCAACCCCAAAGCCGCGCGCATGGTCGCAGGCCTGACGCAAGAGCAAGCCGCCGCAGTTATCGGGGCCACGCGCCGTGCTTGGCAAGAGTGGGAGGGCGGCCGCCGCAACATGCCGCCCTCCAAGTTTGCCCTGTTTACGATGCTAGTTTCAAGTGCCGCGCCGCATCAATCTGGTCCTCTGAATACTTCCGGGCCACGTCCGCACCCTTCAAACCCTCCGCTGGGTGACCCGGCATAATCCACAGGCGGGGCTTGCATCCGTCCGGGCTCACCGGATTGTGCACCTGCCCCCTGTGGATGCCGGGGTGCGGGAAGTATCCCAACTCCAGCATCAAGTCCCCGCGCTTGTTGCGTGGGTACCGGCTCTCCAAGTTGAGCCCCTTGATGAGCGTGTCGAGAAAATGGCTCGACACCCATCCGTTGCGGAAGCCCACCTGCTCCTGCTCGATCATCTCGATTATTTCCTGCTCCAGCCGTCCGGCGCTGGCCCGCACTGCCTCATCCGTGCTGCTGGTCTGCGGTGCCCTGTGGCAGTCGCCAGCGGGGTTTAGCTCGGCCGGTATGGCGTACCCCCGCAGGTAGTCGGTAACGATGGCGTAGCCGTCGCGCTTGAGCCAGTTGTAAAGCTCGGGGAAGTAATTGCCGCCCATGCCAGCCTTGATAATGTCGTCGTGGCTTTGCTGGGCCGTGTAGAAGATGGCAAAGCGCCGGTCGTCTTTGGTCTTGCGCACGCCGTCTTTATGGTTGCTGTTGAGCATGAAGTTGGCGCATATCATCCTTGATGACTTGTTGGCCCCCTTGCCCTCCACCTCCAGCCAATCGTTGGTAATCATCGGCTTCAAGGCTTCCAGAATCTCGCTCTGGTTTTCGGCCACGTAAATGTCCTCCACAGCGATAAATATCCGGTCGGCAATCCAGTCGTTGAACCGGGACGCAAGCTCGTGAGGCTTGGGCGTGTGGCAGTGCGCGCGCCCAATGGCCTCAGTGACGCAGCGCGAGAGTAAAGTCTTGCCGTTACCTGGCGCTCCTTGAATGAGCGGTGCCCACTGGAATTTGACGCCGGGGTACTGCACCACGGCCGCCATGTAGGCCAGAATAATCTCCCGGTCGCGCGCCACGGGCAGTATCTTTTGCAGGTGGTCAAGGAATGGCCGGGGGTTGCCCTTTTTGCTCGGGGTCTTGATGGGCACGTAGCTGTTGACGTAGGTGAGGTTGCCCTCCTCCCATATCTCGCCGGGTTGCTTGCGGGGGTCAAACTCGCAGGCGTTGGCCTTGGGAAAGCGCACGTCGCGGCTTTGCAGGAAGGCCTCCCACGCGGTTTTGGCAGGCTTGCCTTGATTGCGGTCCAGCGTGTAGGTGAATCCCCCGCACATCGCATTGAACCGGCCCTCGTTGAGGCTGTGGCCGCCCGGCATGAGTATGGTGTGGGTGCTCATGACGTAGGTGCACCCGGCGAACATCACTTTCATATCCTCTGGCTGGAGCCAAGTTTCCCCTACCACGTCGCGCACGCCCGTGGCAGGCTTGGGCGCTTCCATCTCTTTGTCTTTGCACACGTCATTCTGCTGGCCGATGGCCCCCAGCACCGTGCGCTCGATGTAGCTGCCGTGCTCGGTCCACTTGGGGCGCTTCAAGGCGCTGCGGTTCATGAGCGTGGCAATGCGCTGGCAGTCCTTGCCGGTCCAGAATGCGAGGTGCTGCGCCAGCGCCGCGTCCGCGCTCGATGCGTCGTAGCCGCGATTGGCATCCGGGTAGGCCTTGCACAGGGCCGCAAAGTCCGCGTCCCACAGTTGCTGGAATGAGGCTTTGCCGCCAAAGGCACCAGCCGCGCTCTTGCTGTTGCAGGCACGCCGGATGAGGTCGTCGTCATCCACAGGGCCACGCCACTCGGGCACCGGGTAGGTGGTCCAGCCTACCATAATGGGGTCCACCTCGACACCGGCAAAATACTTGGGGATGATGGCCGCAAGTGCCGCACTGTGGTCGGTCATGGCGTTGCCCACGGCCCCGCTGCCCAGCGCTACAAAGCGACCGGAGTGGTAAAACTCCAGCCCCAGCGCTGAGTTCTTTGTCTTGTGCTTTGGCACTTGGCCCACGCCGAACATGTGCAGGCCGGTGCCACTGATGGACACCTCGCACGCAGCGCCAGCAAGGGAGGTGCACAACTCCATTGCAAGGGGGGACCATCCGCCAGGTGTGAGGCAGTTGTCAATGTCCAAAAACCAGAATGGGTCGGCTTCGGTGAATACAAAGCCCACAGGGCCGTGCGCGGCCGCCGTGGCATAGTCGGTCCAGATGGCCGGGTCGTGCGCGTTGGCGGGGTGCCCTGTGCGCCAGTCGGTGGGTATTTTGTCGGTCTTGCCGGGGCGGCTGCTCGGGCGCGTGGCATAGGTGATAAATTGACGGTGGGCCTCAAAGGGCCGGAGGGCGGCGGGCAGTGTCATATTGCCCCGCTAAGTAGGCT